TGTGGACAGGTACTGACACGGTCTCCTCGGCGCACATGGTGCTGGAGATCGCCGAGCGGGTGAAGGAGCGGCTGAGAGCTGCCTGGGTGGAGATCAGGGTGGACGCCGTGGGTCTGGGCGCGGGTGTTGTTGACACGCTCAGCGCCAGGGCAGCACTGCTGGCCGAGCCCTGGTTCTCGGTGTACGAGATGCTTGGATCCGCGTCCCCGCCTGCAAACGTGGGTGGATCGGTCCATGGCTACGGCAACGCTCGTGCCTTCTGGTTTGATCAGCTCAGGCAATCGATGCGCAACGGCCGGGTGAGATTCATCGCTGACACCCGGCTGTCGGACGATCTGGCGATCGTCTTCTACTCCTTCAAGAACGGAAAGCTGTTTCTGGCGAGCAAGGAGGACATGCGTAAGGAGCACGGCCGTTCTCCTGACCACGCTGATGCACTGGCATACGCCACGGCTCCGGTATCTGATGGCCTACCCGCTGGATCCTCCATCTCCGATGATGCCCAGGAGCTGCTGGAGCAGTGGGAGGACGACCTGCTTGAGTCGGAGATCAACATCGCACCGTTCTGAGTTACCGGCTGAATCTCTGGGGTTTCGGCTGAGTTCTCTGACCCCGGCACAGGAGTAGTTGGGGAGTATATGGCTCCGCATGCACGGTTTGTCAGCAGCATCCTCGACTATGCCGAACAGCGGGGCACGTAACAGATGGGACAGGGGTTTCCTCGGGTTAGCTGGCGATTACCCTGGTGTTGTGTCGAAGACCGTCGAAGAGATGAACCTCACCGAACTGAAGGCTCTCGTCAGCAACCTGGAAACCCGTAACGAAGAGCTGGTGGAGCGGGTAGGGGATGAGATGAGGGAGGCCGGGGAGTTCGGCACCGCTCAGCTTGCTCTGGAAGACATCGGCTGGCGCCCTTTGATGGGTATCGCCGACTCGGCGAACTCTTTCACCCTGGAGGGGCTGCACCGCGCCTCGGAACTGTGCCGGGCCGTGGCTACCGTCAACCCTCTCGTGGGCCGTGGCCTGAAGGTTCGCACCGGCTACATCTGGGGGTCGGGCGTCTCTGTTGTGCCGACCAGGTTCCGCCAGGGGCCCGGACGTCCCCGCACTGTCAACACGACCCCCACGCTCCCCGATGGTCTCAATGACGTGCTGACAGGGACACTGGCACAGATTGAGGTGGAAACCTCGGCGGCCACTGACGGGAACCTGTTCTTCCTGGTGGACAAGAAGAACCGGACAGTACAGCGGGTGCCGTTCGAGGAGATCACCGAGGGCGTCTCACAGCGGGGAAACCGGGAGCGGTTGCTGTATATCCGCCGTACCTGGAACGACTGGGACCTCGAACTCGACACGCCACCGGACATCGAGGCTCGTCCGCTCACGCAGCCAGATGCCTCCCGTCATGGACGGATGTGGCTCAGAGCCGACTACGACGGTGCTTCCTCTTTTCGCTACCAGTCCGCCTGGTATCCCACACCAGCCGCTCTTCAGCAGTCCCGGGGATCTGCACGCTCGGGCCGGATAGCCAGTGATCCCGTCGATCACTCGAAGGTGATGGTGCACATCGCCTTCAACCGGTTGACGGGGTGGCGGTGGGGTGTTCCGGACGTGCTGCGGGCGGTGTGGTGGACGAAAGCGTACAAGGAGTTCCTGGAGAACTGCGCGACCCTCTCCAAGGCATACGCACGGTTCGCCTGGAAGGTCACCAACGACAAGTCCCGCAGCGTTCGAAGGACAGCCGCCACACTGGCGCAGACTCCACGGACAGACCCGGCAACCGGGCAGCCGATGGCGGTAGGGGGATCCGCTGTTCTGGGGTCGGGTCAGGATCTGACAGCGATCGGCGGCCGGGGGCAAGTGGACTTCGACGCTGGACGCCCCCTTGCCGCTATGATCGCCGCTGCCCTGGATGTCCCCCTTCCAGCCCTCACCCAGGATCCGTCCATCGGCAACAGGTCGGCAGCCGAAACCCTCGACAAGTCCACAACGCTGGTAATGAAAGCCCGGCAGAAGGCGATGGACCAGGTCTTCGAGAAGATCTTTGATCTTCTGGGCCTGAAGGTTCGTCTGCGGTGGCCGGAGATCTCCGAGGAGCCGATTCACCGGCAGCTTCAGGCTTTGGACATAGCGGTTCGCCTCGGCCTGTTCTCCTCGGAGGAGGCCCGCGCCATGGTGCTGGACGCCTGGGATGATAAGTGGGACGACTTCGCCGCCAAGCCGCCGGACCGGGAGAATCTTCCCCTTGTTCTGGGTGGTGGTGCACAGGAGGGGCAGACACCCTCCCCTGGCGTATCGCGTCCTGGGTCCCCAGCCCCTCTCAAGGCGGGAAGCAATCCGGGGGGTCGTCCACCAAAGCAGCCTGACCCGATGTCGGCAGGAGACCACGAGCTGCGAAACGAAGAACCCTCGGGTAGCGAATAGTCGTATCATCAGCTCCAGGCGTTACTCTGTACCCCATCACTGACCATACGCAACGTGGGACGTCCTGTGGCACTCGCGATTCTCTCCGAGGCGTCGCCTCTCGTCTCACCCGAGTCTGGTGGCAAGGGTGTCTGGCGATGTTGTCTCATCGCCGCTGATGTACAGGGCAGCTCTGGTTTCTACCCGGCTGACGTCCTCATGCGGGACGGGCCCCTTGCTTTCCCCGCCGGAACGCATGTCTACCTCGATCACCCCACCGAGACCGAGGAGAAGGAACGGCCCGAACGGGGCGTACTGGAGATGGCAGGTGTTCTGCTGGATGACGCACGATTCGAGGAAGCTCCGGACGGCAGGGGGCTGTTCGCCCGGGTCCAGTTCTTCGAGGACGTGCGCCAGCAGATTCAGCAGCGAGCGCCCCATGTGGGAATGTCGATCCGGGCGGCGGGCGAGGTGGAGGAATCCACTGCTGGACGCATCGTGCGGTCGATCAGTGAAGGGATATCCGTAGATGTCGTCACCCGCGCTGGAGCGGGGGGAAGGCTCGTCACCATGACGGAGTCAGATAAGCAGGGGACCCCCTCTGTTGACCAGGAGCAGGAGAAGGTGATTCCGGCGACGTCTGGAACCGGGACCCTTCTCAACGAGGTTGCCGCGATGAAAGCGGCGTTCTCGGATCAGATGGAACAGCTGACCCACCAGATCGGGGCGCTCAACAACGCGGTCAAGGACCTTCAGCGTTCCAGTGCCGAACGTGGCCGGGAGTATGACGAGGTCAAGGAGTCGATCTCCTTCCTGAAGAAGCGCCAGGAGAGCAACGACCAGATGCTCTCCGAGGCCAAGACGCTGGACGAAGCCCTGGTGGAGATCTTGCAAACCCGCCTTCCCCTGCCCTCGATGATTCGTATCGCCAAGGACTACCGTCCTGGTCGTGGCCAGGATCTTCACGAAAGCATCCAGATGGAGCGAGACTACGTCAAGAAGCTTCGGGAGTCGGACAGGGGCGGGGACATTCAGCCTGAGACCTCCATGCTCGGTGTAACAGAGTCGGCGGTCAACTCGGAGTTCTCCCTCGCAACGGGTTCGGCCGAGTCGTCCGAGATCGAGCAGTTCCTGCTCGGGAACCGGATGTGAGGTAACCCATGGCGACCAACGAGATCTACAAGTACGGACACTGGATCAGCCTCCCCCTGCCGCTGCGGGGCCCCGATCCCACCCGCAACGACGACCCCACCCTGCCAGGTGACCCGGTTCTCATCGGCGATGTCACCGGGTTCGCACAGGAGGTGGGGGGCGTGCCGATCGAGTACACGATCGGGTCCACCACTGTCATGCACAGCACCAACTCTGCCAACCACCTTGAGCCCGGATGGGCTTCGGTGGCGCTTGTCGGGGCGTTCGCCTATCCGGTGGAGGGGTGGGATCCGGCGCTGATGGGCTCAGGGACCCCCGTCTCGATCGTCCCCGCGACACCTACACAGCGTGCCCGGCTGGTGCTCCACGATCCGACACTCCACGCCTTCGGGGTGATCGTGGGGCAGACGAAGAAGCCGATGCTGAACCCGGACGACAGTGTCGCCGGTCCCGGGATCATGATTCCGATCGTCAACATCGTCCAGACGATCATGCCGAATCCGAACGACATCCCCGACCGTGTCCCGGCCGGGTCTTGAGGAGGGAGAAGAGACTATGACGACCAGCCTCGACACACCTCGCGCTCTCTCCGTCCTGGATGGTGTCCGCTACACCACCAACGCGGACTTCGAGAAGATCGCCGAGTC